GTTTCCTTATAAATCTGGTATGAAACCATTTGATGAAAGATTTAAACAATACAAAGAGCAAGCTCAATCTCAGTTTCCAGCACCAACTAGACAAAATGGTTCAGCAGATTCACATTCTCCTAATCAAGTTCCTTCTAAAGGTATTAACGTAACATCAAACTCACCTTCTATTATGAATCAGAAGAGTGCAAGAATAATGCAATATTTAATGAATGAGGGTGGTTATACAAAAGAACAGGCCGCAGGTATAGTTGGTAATTTACAACAAGAATCTAGTCTTAATCCTGATGCTACGAATAAACAAGGTATGTATGGTCTTGCTCAATGGGATACAAGCAGACGTTCTAAATTTAAAGATATTATGGGTAAAGATATTAAAGGTTCAAGTGAAACCGAGCAATTAGATTTCTTAATGTGGGAATTAAATAATACACATAAGACAGCCAATAAGAAAATAAAAGAATCTACTTTTGCTAGTGAGTCTGCTCAAATGATGAATGATTATTATGAAGTTTCTGGTGAAAAACCTGGTTCTAAAGGAATGAATGCTAGAATGTATAATGCAAATGTTGCTTTAGAAAACTCTATTGTTGATAATACAAACGCTACAAGAGATTTAAGCAAACAACTAGACGACAAAAAAGAAGAAAATTTCACTGAAATATTAGCAACTCTTCTTCAAGCTATGGCTTCAACGACAACTGGTACTAATGTCACTACTGTTAATAATACATCAGTGTCTAGCGGAGGTATGGCTTCACCATACAACGATGATCTATTGACGTTATTCAAATCTAGAGCAGCACAAGGTTTCTAGGCATAAAAAAAGGGAGCTAAATGCTCCCCTTTACCTATCTAAAGATTATGATTCTTCAGCTAATGATTTAAAAAAGTTTAAATCGTCATCAGAGTCACTTCCAGTTGTAATTTCAGGAGTGCTTGGTGACTGCACTTTTGGTGCTTTCTCTTCAAACTGTGATGTAAAATCATCTTCTTGGTCAGCTCGTGACATAGGAGTTGATGCTAGATTACCAGAAAAGCCTAGAGTTTTATCTAATCGAACTTTCAATTCATCATAGGATTTAAAGTTATCTTTAGATACTAATGATGTCAATGAATGTTCTGCTTTCCATAACGCTTCTAATTTTGCGTCATCACCGTCATGCACTGGTGACTTGTCGGCAAACTCTGATTTGTCGTAGTTACGATAACCTTCTACGTTACGAATTTTTAATTTGAAGTTCGCACCTTCCCACAAATCAAATGGATTCAATGGAGTTTCATCTGCAAATTCTGGATTCATTGCTTCTGTAAGTTTATCAAAGATTTTCTTACCGAAAGTGAACAATTTAATTTGTCCATCATTTTCTGGATGAGCTGGGTCTGATACAACTAGAATATTTGAAACATAGTGTAGTCTACGTTTTTGTGTGCTAACAATTTTCTTGTTGGCTTCAATACCAGAGTTCCATAATGTAGAGTTATGTTCACAAGCTGGACATTTACCTTCGATAGTTGTTAAACAATTCTCGATATACCAACCGCCTGGGCCTTGAAAGCCATGGTCCCAATATCGAACCCAAGGAAGAGCTTCGTCACCATCAACTGCTGGTGCAGGAAGAAAACGAATCACAGCATAACCGTTACCAGCTTTATCTACTTCTGGTTTCCAGTATCTGTCGTCATCTCTTGAGTTTGTGTTTGGATTTTGTGTTGTGGATTCAATCGCTTTGGTTAGTTTATCTAGACCATCTCGATTGCGTTTTAGACTTGAAAAATCTGACATAGTATTACCTCGTATAAAAAATGTATTAAAAAATATATGTAATTTATTCACAGATTACATAATGATATTTTAGCCATAGACTTCATAGATTGCAAGTCTATAGTTAAAATTATTTAAGTTGACTGAAATTATCAATCAACCATGTATTTATATCTTTATTAAGCTAACAATTCTTCTAATCTAGCGATAGTGACTTTTACATCTTTATGATAGATGCCTTGTCCACCAGCTTCTAAAAATTGTTTAATGTTGTCTGCGTGGTCATCAATCAACAACACATCAGGCTCAGCAAACATTTTTTTCTTGCTTCTATTTGAAACTACGTTAGGATGATAAGGAATACCTCGCTCACATAACCAGACAATTTTATCTTTCTCAACGATATCGTGATATTTCTCACCACCGCTTGAAGTTAAAATCTCAATCTCAATATTTTTATTTGCAAGATAATCAAGTAGCTCTAATGCACCGTCATGGTAATCTAAGCTATTGAAGTTGTTACCTTCAACAAACATAGTCCAGTGTTCTGAAAATTGTTTGTTTTTTCTAACAGAAGATGGTTCAATATTAAAAAGTTCTCGGAAACGTCGTTCAAAATCAGACAGAACACCGTCCATATCTAAATATATTTTTCTAATCAATTTATACTCTCTTTCGTTTACATATTATTATAGCACTATTAGAACTTAAGTCAAGCACTTTTTCAGTATCAACTTATATTTGGTTAAATCAAACTTCAAAAAACCGCTATAGTTTGAAATTAATTTCTCATAATTTGGCCAAACAATGGTGTCTATAATATTACTTTTCCACATTGGAAAAAAGTTTAATATCGAATTTAGTATGTGTAATGTTTGAATAGACACTTCGCCTCGTAATGCTTTTTTTAATAGAACAGGATGTTCACCTGAAGTTTTGAGTATCTCGTTTGGATTTTCTAGCATAGAAAACAACTCTCTACACTCATTTTCAAATATATAAGATAAGCTTTGTATATTCTTTTGATATTCTACGTATCGAGTATTCGCTTCTTCGTCTAGTAGTTTACCAATCCAAACACCGGGGTCGTGGAGAAAGTTAGCAATGAGAAACTGCTCAAGCTGTTCTTTATCATACTTTCTAGATAACCTATGAAAGAAGTATTTGTCTTTACGATTATCAAACGCATCAATTGTCACTCGCACTTTACCATTATACTTAAAAAAATCGTATGAACTAGTAAAGTGTAGTTTCAATCCAGTGTATAGACAAAATGCTTCATAACCTGTCAAAATGGTAATCTCACCGTTTTCTCTTTTAGCATATTATTTCGTTGAGCATCATAATGAATTTTACTTTTTAGTGAGGAAGATATCAGTGATGACGCTACCTCTATTTCTAATCCAGTTTTTTTACAATACTCAACAATAGCTTCAATATAATTATACTGAGTATTGTTAACTATATCTTCAATAGCTTTAGAGAAGTTTTGAATTTCTTCTTTGGATGCTTTGACTGCCATGTTACTTCACTACAGTTTCATACAACAATTCGAATTGCTCATGCACAGCAACTTCTTCATCATAATTTTGTTTATGATATACCTTAGCCATTCTTGATACTAGTTTCTTTGGTATCTGCAACTGCTCACAGATATCAGCAGTAGCTTCTTTCATGAAACTACGCTCACCTTGAACTCTAGCCATAGAGGCAGATAATTCTTTTAAAACTCCCAGTAACTTATCACGGTCAGCAGGATTAGATAACACATTAACGCTTACTTGGTCAACAGACATAATAACTCCTAATAATTAAATACACCAATCAGATTTCTTTTCGCCAAAATATGCACGAGCATGACCGTTTTGAATTAGTAACTGTGATAGCGGTTTACCATCAACAATGACATCACCCAATACACGACCACCATACTTATCCCAACTATCTAATTTTACTTGAACTACTTTAGCCTTTGCAACCGCTTCTTTAGTAAATGCTGAAGCTTTTTGGGCCATTGCATCTTCTTTATCACAGTGATTGCGTGGTTTCTTTTCGGGTGTATCAACACCTAATACTCGAACAGATAACACAGGTTTAAGTGGTAGTGGTAAGAAAGGCACTTGAAACTTAACGGTATCACCATCAAGAACCTTCTCAACTTTCCAATTATACACATAGTCTTGTGCATATGCAAATGTTGGTAATAATACTAACAGACTTGCTAATAACGTTTTTTTCA